AATCAATTAGTGAAAACATTATGAAAGCTGCAGAAAAAGCATTCCCTAAAAAAGATCCTAAAAAGAAAACAAATACTCCACCTACCGATGGTGAAAATCAAAATACTGATGATGGGAGTAAAAATCCTCCAGAAAACCAAAACAAACCTACTTCTGGTTTAACACCAGCAGAACAAAAACAATTAGATGCTTTACTAAAGAAGAAACAAGAAGCAGAAAAAGCATGCGGAACTGGAAAGAAGAAAAAAGCTGCAAGTAAAGGCTTACCAAACCATGATGATGGAACACCAGTAGTACAAAAAAGTGCCTCTTCAATAATCATGGAAGCTATGGGTAGACATGCAGATGGTAGACCAGATCCAAACTTAAGAAAATAAGGAGATGTTACTTATGGAAAATCAACAAATTTTAAACCAATTAACAGATGAAAGGGAACAAGCAGTATTCAAAGGAATGAAAACTGATATGGAAACAGGTAAAGCTTTACTTAATCCTGAAAAAATGGGAACATTCCTTAGGGAAGCTACACTTCCTAATACTATATTGAAGGATGCAAACTTTAACTTAATGAAAAGTTATAAAAAAGAATTAAATCGTACTAATATTAATGGTAGAGTATTACAAAATGGATATGATGCAGAAGGAAATACTAAAACTAGTTTAACTGCAGCAGATGTAGATTTTGGTGTAAATGAATTAGATGCAAAGAAACTGAAAGCATTATGTGAAATTACTGATGAAGAAAAAGAAGATAATCTTGAACAAGCTCAATTTGAACAAACACTCTTATCTATGATGGGAGAACGTATTGGTGAAGACCTTGAATACTGGGCACTTTTTGGTGATACTACAATTACTGCAGCTACAAATGACCTCTTACACAGTAATGATGGTTGGATTAAAAAATGTACTAATACAATAACTAATGGTACTGCTGCTAGTAGTGATTTTAATGTAGAAGCTAATACTGTTGAAAGTATGTTTGATGCTATGATTCTTAAAATCCCTCCACGATTCCGTGATAGAAGTAAACTCAAATTCTATGTACCATTTGAAGTTGAAGATGCTTATAGAAATCTTCTTAAATCACGTGGAACTGTATTAGGTGATACTAATCAAACTGGATTTGCACCAATTCGTTATAAAAACATTCCATTAATTCCATGTCAAACCTTAGATGCTACTGATGCACGTTCAATTGATAATAAAGTTTACACTATTCTCACTGATCCTGCAAACATGGAATATGGTATTTGGAAAAACATTACTGTTGAACCAGATCGTATTGTTAAAGAAGAAAAAACTCAATATTACTTCAGAATCCGTGCAGATGTACAATACAATTATACTAATGCAACTTGTATTGCAAACATGACAGAAACTGTAGCTAAAACTTTACCTGATGCTAGTAAAGCATAATGTTGGTGGTTTAGATGGCTATTAAGAAATGGGCAGAGCTCCCAGTTACTACACGAAAATCTAAAAAAAAAGAATATGATTATCTTGCAGATTATATTGCTGCATTAGAAGCTAGAGTAAAAACTCTTGAAGATGCAAATCCATGAATAAAGTAGGTGTAATATATGAGTTACACTACTCCTGAAGATGTAATACAATTTACTGGTGTTAAACCAGAAAATTTTAGAGGATTAAACAAAGATGACACCACCAAATTAAACACAATTATGACTAATTGGATACAACAAGCAGAGGGATTAATCAATAGTTACTGCCATACAACATTTTCAACAGAAAATGTTAATTATGCTGCAGTAAGTAATGTTTGTTTAAGACTTGTTGCAAATATGGTTGCACTTGCAGAAGCTAGAAAAGACACTCCAATCGTGAAATATAATGATTGGAGCATTGGCTGGTTAAGTAGTAATATTTTTAGTAATGATTTGAAGAATGATCTTGAACCTTTTGTCCTGGATAGATCTAGTAAAAGTGATAGTATTGATTTTTTTGCTATAACAGGTGATGATGAAAATGGTTCAAATATCAGTTGAGCTTAAACAAGAAGATTTTCAAGATTTTGGAGATAAAATCAATAGATTATCTAATAAAATCAGGGAATACACAACTCAAGAATTACTTCGTAATATAAAGATAAATAGTCCTGTTGATACTGGAAGATTACAAGGTAGTTGGATGGTTGTTCGTAGTGAATCAAGTAATTCTACTAATATAATGAGCAGTACTAAATATGCAGATTATTTAGATAAAGGTACTGGTTTGTATGGTCCTAATCATGCAATGATTTATCCTAAAAAGGGGAAGTTTCTTGTTTTTACACCTCATACTGGACCTTTTTCTGGGAAAACTGTTTTTGCAAAGCATGTACGTGGAATTAAACCTCGACATTTTGTTGAAGATAGTATAAATCAAACTACAAATAGATTGGAAGAATTCAGTATTAGAGCTATTCAAGAGGTGAATTTATGAATATTGTTGATGGTGTGGACACTATAACACGAACTGTTAAGAATTATATTACCTCTGAAAATGTTACTAATGGATTACTGGAGGATGTTGAAACAATCATTAGGAGTGTTCAAAATGAAACTCCTATTGATACTCCTGCAGTTTGGATAGTTCAACATCCCACAATCCAATACAAAAATGAGAAGTATAATAATCTTAGCAGAGTCAAGCATTTAAGCACTACTTTTGAATTTGTCTGTGTAGAATATGATGAAGATTTAGAAGTAGCAGAAAATAAAGGATTAAATCTTGCAACACGTGTTGGACAATCCATAATGAAAAATTTTAATAAAGTCAAAGATTTGGAAACAGATCCAGATAGTATTTTTTTAAAAGTGGAATTTGAAACTTTATACCCTGTTGGTTTTATTCAGATTGAGGGTAAAGCTAAGAAAATTCCAGCAACAAGTATAATTTTTAATTTTATTTATCCAGTAAAATGGTTAGTGTGTCATTAAAATGAATAAAAAAGGAGAATAAAGAATATGGCAGAAAGAGTATTTGGAATGAAAAAAGAAGCCACATATGGAGTGCAATCAGGAACTGTTCCTGATTGGCATGAAGAGGTAACCAGTAATAAATTTGAACTGGGAGATGATCCAGTCACATCAACTGGTGGTAGTAGAATGATAAAGCAAGTTAGACCTGGAGTTATGAAACCTACAGGTACAACTGAAGGAAATGTAGATTTGGAAAGAATAGGGCATTACCTTGCAGCATTTCTTGATAATTATCTTTTCACAGCAGGTCAAAATGGATTTAACACTCACGAATTTTGGGGAGGTGAAAACACAGAATTATCCAGTTTCACAGGATACGCAACTTTTGATTATTTTATGAAGACAATTGTAGGTATGTTATGTGATGGACTCAAAATCGAAGTTAGTGATGAATTCATGACTCATAGTGCCGATTGGATTTACAAAGATGAATCTAGTGAAGATATTGATCCAAAAGATTTTGAAGAAATAATTACCAGCGGTGCAATTCCAATCATGTTTTACGATGTAGATCTAAAATTAAATGATGCTAAACCTTCTGCTATTATGAATAGTTTCAGTTTTGAAGGAAAAAACAATTTAAATCAAGATGGTACTATAGGATTTGGAAGTAGAAGACCACAATTAAAGGCAAGTGCACAACAACGTGAAATAAGTTTAAGTCTTGTTTCATTGATGGATAAAAATAGTGTTGATTTAATCCGTGCTGCAGAATATGGGGAAACACAAATTTTAAGCCCCTCTGCTTGTCAATTACTTAAAACTAAGCTTGAATTAGATGTTAAGATTTGTGAAGATGCAAGTAGAAGTATGAAAATAATCTTCCCAGAATGTGCAATGAAAGTTGAATATGATGCAAAAGACAGTGATCAAATAGAAGTAACATGGAACCTTACAACATTAGGTACTGGAAAAGTTACTCTCTTGAATAATAAAGAAGTTGTAACAGATATGTATGCTCAAGTCGTGAATGCACAAACTGAAATTACTGATACTGCAGTAACTGGTAACAGTACAGTAACTGCAAATGTACGAAATGGTACTAATCCTGTAGATGCTGCAACTGTAACATTAACTAATATTGATGATAATAGTAAAACTTTCACTGGTACAACTGATAGTACAGGTGCATGCACTATTGCAACTGTTCCCTATGCAAAATATAAAGTCACTGCAACTGCAACTGGAATGGAAAACTACACTAGAACAACTAATCTTATTTGTGATAATAAAAATGAGAACATTTATATTAGTATGACACCTACAGCATAGGAGAATAATTTATGGTAGAATTAAAAAAAGCAGATATAATTAAAGGAATCGATAAGGTTGAAAAACATAAAATTGAAGCTTTAAATGGTGAAATTTGGTTAAGACCCTTAAGTCAAAGCGAAATTTCTGAAGTGCAAGAGATAGAGGCTTCTGGTTTTGGAAAGTTTAAAACTGAAGAAAAAGCTAGAAGAGGTGCAAGACAAACAAAAGCAGCTAGTGAAATGAAAAGTTTCGGAGAATTAAATGTAAAGGAAACTCAAAAAGCTAGTAATGAGGCAAAAACTAAAGCTGTTTTTTATTCACTTGAAAATATAAAGTATGCAGATGATCCTTTCACTTTAAGTGATATTTCAAATTTAACTGGAAAAGCTTTTAATGAAATTTATGAATTAGTTCAAGAAATTTCAGGTTTAAGTGAAGATGTAGACCTGGAAGATGAAGTTGATTCTTTTCCTGAAAACTGATGAAGGCAAGCAAATTATATGGTTAGATTATTGCGGATACCATATCCGTGATAATCAAATGGATTTAACAATAGTTCAAAACATTTTCCTTACAAAAGGTAGACTTGAACTATATAAAGAGATGAATAAAACTGATGACTCTAAAAAAGGAGTGCATCACTAAAATTTATCTCGACTTTTTTTTTAAACAAATTTTACAACTATTCAGAATATCTGAATAGTTCAAACTGGGGAGGCAAAAAGACATGGTATCACAACATGTCATCGATATTATTATTAAAGCCCAAGACCAAGCCAGTGCTGCAATGAAAAATATTGATACTGCAATGAAAAATTTAGGAAATAATAGTACTAACAGTATCAATAAAGCAAGCGAAGCTTATTCACAGTATCAAGAACAGATACAGAAAAGCAGTAATACTTTTACAAAGGTTCAGAATGATTTAAAAAAGATTGGTACTACTGGAGCAAGTAGTTTCAACCAACTATCCACTAGCCAACAAAAAGCATTACTTGACTTAGCAAACTTGGATAAAACTTCACGTGAAACAGCACAAACATTGGATAAAGTGGGAATAACTGGAATGAACAGTTTTCTTCAATTATCCAATAGTTCTCAAAAAGCTTTAACTAATATGGACAGTTTAAGCCAATCGATGACTAAAGGAATAACAAATTTAAGTCAATTTGGTGTAAATGCAACTGCAGTACAACAAAAATTGGAAACTATGAAATTAGATCCAAGTTTAAATACAAACTTGGAGCAAGCAATTGTAAAAGTATCTGCTATGGGAGTAGATATTGATAGTACTAAAGGTAAAGTATTAATTCTTGGTAATGAAATTCAATCCAGTCTTGCTAATAAATGGGATACTGTTACAAATAAAGTTGGAATCACTGCTTCTGCAATAAAAAATAAACTTAGTAGTGCATTAACTACTGTAAAAAGCAAAATTGACACTGTAGCTAATGCTTTCAGTGGTCTTGGTGGTGTAATTTCCAGTGCAGTAGGTGCTGTAGGAGTTAGTAGTGTAAGTCAATTAACAATTGGACTTGCTATGACTCGTGAACAAATGACAAACTTAACTACTGCAACATTAGGTAGTTCAAGTGCTGCAAAAGATTTTGTAAGTTACATGGATCAACTCACAAATAATTCACTTGTAAGTCTTAATGATTTAGGACAAGCAATGAACACTATTAAAATGAGTACTGGGATGACTAATGATCAACTCAAAAGTTTCACCACTACAGTAAATGATGTAGGTCAAAGAGCAATCCTAATGGGAAAAGACTCAACTGAAGCTATGACTATCATGCAAGCAGCAGGAAGAGGATTAAATGGTGAATTCGATATACTTCAAACTAATTTTGGAATTACAAAAGATAAACTTAAAGAGTTAGGTTGGAGTGGAGCAGCAAGTGATGTTGCTGGTTATCAAGCAGCTTTAGAAAAAGCATTAGAAGCTGGTGGTGATATGGATGGTATGATGAATACCACCACTGGTTTATTAAAACAAGTTGAAAAAGGTTTCACATCTGCAGGTAGAAAAATTGGGGAAATGTTTATCCCTTACATCCGTGAAGGTCTTAAATGGATGGTTCAAATGAAATCTGCATGCCCTGAACTATACAGTGGATTAATTATTGCTGCTGGGGGAATCAGTGGATTTGCTACAATAGCACCAACATTAGCACCTATTTTAACTGCATTCGATAGTTTAGTTCCTAAAGTTAGTGGTGCAGCAAGATGGTTAGGTGTTTTAAAAACTGAAGGTAAAGCTGCTGGAATAACAATGAACATGTTAAGTGTTGCAGAGGCACTTGGAGCAACTAAATTAAGTGATACTGCAAAAGAAGCTATGGGTGCATCAGATGCTTTCAAAATAATGAGCAAAGCAATGCTGACAAGTCCTGTAGTATGGATAGCAGTAGCATTAGTAGCAATAGCAGTAGCTGCATATGAAGTTGGTAAAAGCTTTGGCTGGTGGAGTAACGTAAGTGAAATGCTACAAGCTGTAAGTGCTGGTGTGCAAAGACTATGGCAAGCTTTCATAAATAATCCTAATGTACGTGGATTTATTAGTGATGTTATAGGTTTCCTAAAAGATTTAGGAGGTACTGTTCTTTGGGTAATTGGCATAGCAACTGGTTTATGGACAACAGTAACACCTGCAGAAGGTGATGGTAGTGTTGATGTAATAAGACAAATCATTGATGTATTTGGACAATTAGGAAAAGTCATGGGGGATCTTGTTAATATAATAAAACCATTCTGGGGGATACTTGAACCCTTATTACAATTATTCATAGCATTTAAAGTAGTTTCTGTAATTTTCACTGGTGTTCAAACTGCAATAACTAATGTGAAAACAAAAATAAAAGAATTAAAAGATGCTGTTAAAACTGCAAAAGATACATTTACAAGTTTAAGTGAAAAGCTTAGAAATTTACCTGGAGATAAAATAGATTCTTTAAGACAAAAAATTGAATCTTTAAGAAATAAAGTTTCAGAGGCAAAAACTAAAATTTCAGAATTGATCAATAAATTGAAAGAAATTTCTGGAAGTAAGATTGATACTGTAAAACAAAAACTTGAACAACTTATAAGTAAATTAAGTGATGCAAAAGGTAAAGTAATTGATTTTGCAAGAAAAATAAAGGATATTACTGCAGATAAAATAAGTAAACTTAAAGAGGCTTTCACAAAACTTGCAGAAAGCATTGATTTAGCAGCAATAAAAAGTAAACTTTATGCTGCTGCACAATGGTTAGTGAATGCTGCTACAGCTGTTTGGAATGCACTTTTAGCATTAAATCCTATAGTTCTTATTGTAATGGCTATTGCAGCATTAGTAGCAATACTCATATATCTTTACTATAACAACCAACAAGTTCACGATGCAATGAATGCTTTCTTTACAATGTTACAAGGATTTGCATCATGGTTATGGGATGGACTTATTGGAGCATGGAATGCTGTATGTAGTGCTTTACAATGGGTATATGACCTTATTGTAGGTGGACTTATTGGAGCATGGACATGGTTCTGGCAAACATTAATAGGTATTGGAGAATTTTTATATAATTTACCTGGACAAATATTAGCTGCTTTCTTAGGATTTATTGGTTGGTTAGTAACTTTACCTCAACAAGTTTGGACATGGTTACTTGCAACATTAACTGCAATTGGACAATGGATTCTTAGTCTTTGGAATAGTGCTGTTCAAGCAGGATCAAGTTTTGTAATGGGTATAGTCACATGGTTTATGCAATTACCTGGTAGAATTTGGAGTTTCCTTTGGAGTGTAATTAGTCGTGTAATTTCATGGGCTGGTAGTATGGTTGCTCAAGCAAGAAGTGCTGGTTCAAGATTTGTAACTGGGGTAATTAGTTTTATAATGAGTTTACCTGGTAGAATTTGGAGTTATCTATCAAATATTATAGGTAAAGTTGTAAGTTGGGCTAGTAGTATGATTAGTCATGCAAGAAGTGCTGGTTCTGGAATGGTTACAGGATTAATTAGTTTTGTTTCACAATTACCTGGAAAAGTTTTCAATGAGTTCATAAAAATAAAAGATAAAATACTTCAAGCAGGTGCACAAATCATTGCAAAAGCAAGAAGTATTGGTTCTGATATTGTCAAAGCAATGCTAAATGCTATGGGAATTCATAGTCCTGGTTTTATCCAATTAGCTGTAGATAATGAAATGCAAAATACTGTAGATAAAATAGATAAAATGGTTAAACCTGCAGGAGATGCAGCTAAAAAACTTGGAACAACAATTACTGATAAGTTTGGAAATCCTACACTTTCAACTGACACTACAAGTTTACTACCAAATTCTGATAGTGTTACTACTGATGCAAATGTCACAGCAAATACTACTGTAACAGATCCTAGTATGAGTGTTCCAGTAACAACTGATACTTCCGCTCTTCAAAGTGGTCTTGGTGGTGTTACTGATATGACTAATACTGCTAATCAAGGTATTAGTGATAGTTATAATTTACTTGCTGCTAATATGGGTATGGCTATGGATCAAATGGTTTTAAAAGACCAATTGAGTTATGGTACTATACAAGCTAATGACACTACTACAATGAATACTGTAAAAACTACTCTTGCTAATAGTTTAAACAGTATGAATACTAATTTAACTGGACAATTAAACAATATGGTTAATAAAAATAAAACCAGTTTAAATAATGTTAAAAACACTACTCAATCACAGTTAAATAGTATGTACAATACTACAAGAGATACTACTACAAAGATGACCACTGCTTGGAATGGTATGGCAAGTAGTATTATTGCAGCTGCTGGAAAAATAAAAACAGAGGCAACAAGTTACTTTGATAAATTATCCAGTACAATTGGTAAGTTTTACCATCACTTACAGAACCCTTCAACATGGAGTGCTGGACCTGCAAGTGGAACTCCTTCAAGAGTACATCCTATAGGTCATAGTGGTGCTGGTTTTAGTAGTAAAATTAGTAATATGCTACGAAAAAATAATTCTCCATCTTATGTTTCTTATTCTCAAGCAGAAAGAAATCCCCTAATTAAGAAAAATAGTTTTGATTACTTAAATGCAAATAAGAATAATAAGGTAAGTTTAAAGGATCTGATTCGTGGAAATTTATTAACTATACCAATAGGTTTAGAAAATCCTGATAGTTCTAGTGGGGCTGGTTGGTTAGATTCTGTTTCTAACAATGTGTCTTATATTAAAAATAAGGCTAGAAATTGGAAAATGAAAGGACCAGATATTGCTGGAAAATATCAAACTGGAACTAATTTTCTTGTAAGTCAATTTGAGAATGGTGCACCAGATATTGATTTTTCAACCTTTAAGGCTATGGCGGAGGATGTATTTAGTCAATGTCATTATGAGTTCTATTGGAATAGTGAAAGATATGGTAGTTGGTTATCTGCTTTCATGAATGGTGGAATGAATTGTAGTGATAGTTCAGATGCACTTATAGGATTAGCTCATGCTTGTAACCTTAGTGCTAGTAAAGTTCATGGACATTGGAACAGTCTAGGGCACTTCTGGGCAAATATTGCTGGGCATAAAATGGATACTACAGGTTACATGTTGCATCGAAACTGGACACCAAGCCAGTCACATGCTGGACCAGCTCCATCAGGTTTTAATGTATTTGATGAACAATCAGATCTACTCAAAAATATTGAAAACAATACTGAAAGCACTGATAAAACAACAAAGAATACTACAAGTACTGAACCTGTTCAAGTAGACATCAACCTAAAACTAGAACATGACTTTAGCCTGGAAAACATTCCTGAAGGAATGCAAGAAGAGGATATTGTCAATGCTCTTAAAGAAGTTGTAACTGATGAGAATTGGATTAAGAAATTGGTAAATAATCATATTTTCCAAGATGCAGATGCAAAAGTGAAAAATATTATTCAAGCAAGAAATATGAGAGGTGCAGGAATTTGAAAAGTTTCAAAACAAAACCACGTAAAGTACGTGGTATAGGAAACCTTTTCTCACTAAGAAAGAATGAGGATTATACTACAAGTGAATGTGTTCAACAAGAGTTGAACACCCCTCATCCTTTTGAAGGTGTTGAACAATTAGAATATGAATTAAATAGTAATAAAGCAAATTATAGGAAAGTTGTGTTGAAAGTTGATACAAATGAAACATTCCTTTTAAATTTAGTGACTTTTACTGCAACTGTTACTGATTCAGAAAATAATCCCTTACAAGATATACCTGTAAGTTTTTATAAAGATAATGTGAAATGTGAAACAGGTGCAACTGTACTGACAAATAGTACTGGAGTTGCAACATACCAGTATCAAATCCGTGATGATCAAGCAGCAACATGGTTTTTCACTGCTAAAGCAATAATTACTGAAACGGATAATTCTGAAATACAATTAACCTCAAATGAAGTAGGTGTAAAAGCAACAAAAAGACCAGTTAATTTAACTTATCCTACTACTGTAAAACAAAATACAAGTTACACAGGAAAATTAATTGATACTACAACTGGAAATGGAATTAGTAATCAAAAAATTCAAATTAGAATGAGTAGATTTAGTGGTGAAAGTAAAACATATACACTCACAACAGACACTGAAGGGTACTTTTCATACCCTCAAATACAATTACCTATTGGAGAATATAATTTTGTAATCATTTATGAGGGAACTAATATATACAAAAATGCTCAAACCGACATGTTCTTAGTAGAAGTTAATAATGATAAAAGAAAGAGCAGCATAACCGAAGTAACAGATACAATTATAAGATACTCATACTTCAAAGCAAAATTAATAGACACAGAAAGTGAGCAACCCTTAGCAGAACAATCAGTTAATGTACAAATGGTAAGATTATCAGATAATGCTAATAAAACATATGCAATGACAACAGATAGTAATGGATACTTTTCACAAATCCTTGAACTATACGAAGGAGAATATGTTTTCAACATATCATATGCAGGAAATGATAAATACGAACCCTGCAGCCAAAACAATATAAAAATAATAGTAACAACCCCAACACAAATAGAAACAAGAATAAACGCTGCTAGCCAAGTAACAAGAATGCAAAATTACACTGGACTCCTAACAGACATACTACAAAAAGGAATCCCAAATAAAAATATTCTAATAACAATGACTAGAGTAAAAGATGGGGTAGAAACTAGTAAAACATATGGAACAGGGGAAATCATCAATGGAGTTTTAGATCCTTACATCACAACTGATTCAGATGGACAATTTAAGAAATATATAGAACTGGCAAGTACACAAGAATGTGGATGTAAATACTATTTCACCTCATATTTTGAGGGAGATGAAAATTATCTCCCTTCTCGAACTGAAAAAAAAGAAGTAACAGTTTTTGCAGGTGATAAAAGACAAAGTCAAATCGTAGCTCCATCAACAGTCAAAAGATTCACAGATTATATAGGAGTTTTACAAGATTACACTACTGAAACTCCACTTTC